ACAGGAGGTGCTAATACAGCTGGTGCTACCACAATGGTAGGGAAGGTAGGTAACTCTGCTGTTGGTTGTTCTAATGTAGGTGTAGGTATATCTATAGCACCTGGAATTGTTAATGCATCAGGTAGAGTTATGGAAGGAAAGAGTGGTTCATCTCCCATTTATCTGATTAACAATTTAGTTGATGCTATTGCAAGACCAACACTGACGCTTGGATTCCCTGCTGTTGTAGATAACACTCCGTTATCTTTAACATAATATGTACTACCAGTAGTTAATCCTGTTTGATTTTCATTCACCTTACCTACAACATGAATAGTAGCTGTATTGCCATTTGAGTAACCCGCTGAACTAAATCCAGCAAAATTAGTAGCTAATAAATTCGTAGTGAAAGTTGAGTTAGTAATTTTTCTAGCCACTCTATAACGATAGCCATTACTGTAATTAACACCAGTCCTATAAAGTAAAGCATAATTCTTTGCTTCTATATAAGTAGCAAGTCCTCCCCAACTGTCTGGCTGAACACTTTCATAATTCGAATATTGAGAACCTGACAAACTAGGTGTATTACCTGAGATTGTCCACATTTGAAAATCATTCCAGTAAGCATTACTTCCATTACGTCTAAACTTTGTTGTAACTAGTCTTTCAGAAATACTATCCCAATAGATATTAAAGACTTGATTATATGCATAGGTACCAGCAGCTCCTGATGTTCCGCTATCATGTGTAGCCCACTGGGTGTCAGTAAATGAAATACTTGTTGTATTACAGTAACCTACTCTTAATCTCATAGTTTGAGTACCATGTTGGGGTGTAACTATAACACCACACAAATAATTAGTACCTGTAGTCCATGTAGCATTACCACCACCTGATTCACCCCATACATAATTATAACCACTGGAAAGCATTGTAGATGTACCAGTTACTGATGTAGTTTTGTTGGTACCGTTTATATTATGAACTAAATATTTGAAAGCATAAGGGGAAGGATTGCTAGTATAAACAATATAATGTCTACCATTTGAACCGTCTCTTGGATGCCAGAAATAAGTAACGTAACTCACAGAATCAGAAGTAAGTGATTGTTCTGCACCCCAAGTTATGCCGTTTTTATTGGCATTCATTTCACCTATTTTGCACTTATGACCACTGTTATCGTAATATATGACATATCTGTTGTATTGCTTATCATGAATTAGCATTCGATAATCACCTGTACTTACTGCCTCTTGTTCACTTCCTCCAGTAGTAGGCCATGTTCCTCCAGCCCAGTCAGGTGTTATAACAACTGTATAAGGTTTATTACCACTTCCATTATTTCTTCTATAGCCAACAATAATTCGATCATTAACATCATCATAAATAACGTTAGGGTATGAATTTCTCGCTCCTGAGTTACCTACCGTTTGAATAGCGTTTCCACCATTATTATCCCAAGTAACATCTCCGTTATCAGCAACAGTTCCACTATTTATAAATATGTCATCATTACCACTAGATTGGCTCTGTCTAAACCTCATCCATACAGCAACAATTTTATTTTGAGCAGGAATATAAACAGTTTTACATTTTGATTGGTCACTGTTTGCTTCAGGCCACATGTCAGTGGTAACACCAGCTGATACATCTGGGTCACTTTCCATTGTCACACTTCTAGTAACTTTCTCTACTTGACCATTGGTTTTCATTACTACAGGATCACCTGCACTTAATGCTCCACTAGCCGTTGCTGTAAAAGATCCACCAGAAGGAGGGAGGTTGGTTAGGTTTGCACCGCTAACTGCTGGAAGTGTTGAAGGAAAACGAGAACTAGGTATAGTTCCAGACCCTAAGTTTGAAGCGTTTAATGAAGTTAAACTTGCACCAGAACCACTAAAGCTTCCTGATGTTAATACGTTTGTAGAAGGATTATAAGTTAGACTATTACCGCTATCTCCATATAATATACTTCCACCTGAACCCCAAGCTGGAGCAAATGGTATGTAATATGTACTATTAGCAGTAGTAGTGGTTGTTTGAATTGTTTCAGGTGCTCCCCAAGTACCATTACCTCTTAGTACCTTTGACGAATCAGCTGTACCGCTACCAAGTCTTGCTGTTGGGACAGTACCCGACCCTAAGTTTGTAGCGTTTAAATCAGTTAAGTTTCCAGCGGGAATTGCTGGCATTGATCCAGTTAAACTTGATGCTGTTAAAACCGTTAAATTTCCACCGTTAATTGATGGAAGTGTTCCTGTTAAATTTGCTGCTGGTATATTTGTTATACCAGAACCATTACCTGAAAGATTACCTTCCACATTAGCAACAAGTGTCCCAGTTGTAATTGATATATTTCCAGTTGAACTAGCCGTACCTGTTGTTGTACCAACAGTAAACTTATCAGCACTTTCATCCCAAGCAATAATTGCATTATCACCTGTAGATCCACGTTCAATTAAGATACCAGAGTCATTAGCGTTACTAGAAGCACCACTATTTAATTCAAGTAAGTTATCTGTAATCGTTGTGTTGGTTGAAGCTACTGTAGTAGTTGTCCCATTTACAGTTAGGTTGCCTGACAGTGTAAGGTTTACTCCAGTTGCTGTTCCTGTTAGTGCTGGTGAAGCTAGAGGTGCATACGGTGTAAGATCTACATCAGCCCAAGTTAATCCTCCGTTATTACCAGTTTGTTTTGATAAGAACTGACCATTAGTACCTGAGTTAGATATTTTTAAATTATCTTCATCTACTGATTCAGAAGACATGTGTTCCAAATCAATTGCACCTGCAGCTATATGCTCTGAATTTACAACATCATCTTGTATGTTGTCTCCATCTATACAGTCATTAGATAAATGTTGATGATCAATACTTGCATCAACATAATGCTCTGAATTTACAGCATCGTCAGCTAACTTAGTCCCATCAATAATATCTGCTTCTAATTTAGCTTTTACTATTGATCCTGTTCCTAGTCTTCCTACAATATTAGCACTAGATACGTTAGCCAGATCTTCAGCTGCTACTGGATGACCACCAGCTGTACTACCGTCATGTACTACAAGAGTTTCTTTGTCAGTATCTACTGTGACTTCACCTTCTGCACCAGTGAAGCTTCCGTGTTGTGAGGTTGTACCTCTTCTTAATTTTAATTGTTTAGCCATGGTTTAAAGGGTTCCGAAGTCCATTTGTAAATTATTTCCACTGACAGTTCCTACTTCAGTGAGGTTTTTATCGTTGCAATCCAAGTGACCGCCGAGTTCTGGTGTTGAGTCATTAATTACATCCGTTAATCCTGGTGTAATGCCAACAAAAGAACTGTTGTTATAGAATTTCAATACGTTATTAGCACCGTCATACCAAAGATCACCAGCTGAAGGACTACTTGGAGTAGAGCTTGATATTACATATTCATTTGCATAACGATTAACATCAGATATTGAGCCTGCTACTGTATTGATATTAGAAGTGTTGGATACAGCTGCGTTTATATTAGCTGCGTTAGATACAGCTGCGTTTATATTAGATGCATTAGATACAGCTGAGTTAATATTAGATGCATTACCAACTACTGCTGTGACATTACTAGATATACCAGCAACAGTAGTTACATTAGAACTAATACCAGCTACTGTAGTCACATTAGAACTAACACCAGCTACTGTATTAATATTAGAAATGTTTGAAGCAACTGTATTAATATTATTACCAGAACCAGTAGCTACAGTATCCGCTACAGAACCTAAGTCATTAGAATAGGTTATCTCACCAGCAACAATAGATATATCATTTAATACCGATTGAGTAGGTGAAACTGATTGAAATGATGTACCATTATGAACTTTTAAAGTTTTATTTGAGGAAGAATCAAACCAAAGATCACCAGCTGATAATGAATTACCACCACCATCATTACTTGGTGCTGAAGTAGCTATTTGATATAAATCAGCAAAGCTATTAACATCAGATATATTTGAACCTACTGTGTTTACGTTTCCTATAGATCCAGCAACTGTAGTTATATTGCTGGCATTAGATACAGCTGAATTAATATTACTAGCGTTAGATACAGCTGCATTAATATTTGTTCCGTTATTTGCTACAGCATTAACATTACTTATATTACTGGCAACCGTAGTGACTTCGGTGGCTTTTGGTACTTGCCTATGGAATGCATAAGTATTTAAAGTAGATGTAGTCTCTACTATCATTCCAAAGGTAGAAGCATACGTTGTACTATTAGCTAAACCAGTAATGGTGACTGTTGAGTTACCGACAGTGCCGTTAGCAATTGTCGCCACTCCAGATCCATT